ATCACTGTTCCGCAGTGCCGGGTGGGCCGACACTGGCAACGCGAACGGGACCAATCAGTCGGTGTATTCGTTCAATTTCCGCCAGCTGACCGGATCGTCGGCGAGCATCACACTGAACAACCCCGCGACAAGTTTCGACCTGATATGCATCGCGTTTGAAGTGTTGGCGTCGGGCACCCCGCCGCCGGCGAGCACGGTGCAGATCGTCAACGAAAAGATGGCGGACCTGGGCACGATCGGCCTTGACAGCGCGACCGTAACATTCGACGCGACGGGCGCCGATCTGCTGATCGTCGCCGCTGCCAGGACGAACAACAGCTACTTCGGCCCCGCCGCCTACGATTACGGCGGCACACCGCTGGCCATGTTCGACGATCTCAACGTGCGCAACCTCGACACGTCGACCGCAATGGAAGTCGCGTTCTTGGCGCGTCCGCCGCCCGGCGTGCAGACGCTAACGGTCAGAGGGCATACCGGATATTGGGGCTATACAACCGTGTTCCTGGTTGCGCTCAAAACGCTGTCGGGCGTCGTTGGAATGCGCGTGTCGCAACCGATCAGCGGCACGTCCGCTAACTTCGCATTGCCGGACTCGGTGACGGGATCGCTGTTGCTCGCGTTCGTCTCGGCGATCTTTCCCAAGCAAACGGTGACGCCAAACTACGGCTGGACGCAGAACGACAGCAACACGTTAAGCCCATCGATTAACGCGTGGCTGTTCTCTCGCGTCGGCGGGCCGGGTCAGACCCTGACACTGATCGCCAGCGGCTACGCCGCAATGGCCGGTATCATCCTCGAATTGCAGGTGCAGCACACCGCGCCCCCCGACATCATCGCATCGGGCGTCGCCGCGCAGCTGCCGAACCAGTCGGTCGGCGTCGCTGTGAACAGCGGCAAACTGACACCCGCCGGGCAGGATTTTCACCTGTATTGGGAGACCTGGGAGGACATCCCGAACAAGTCGGCCGCGATGTTGGAACCGGACGACTTCTACCTGTCGCGCATCCCCTCGCAGGTCGGCACCGTCATATTAAGTTTTGCAATTCCGCGGTTCACCTACACCGGCCTGTCGTCCGCATTGAAACCGACAACCGGCCTGAACTTTCCCGGATCGCCCGCCTTGCTGAAAGCGACGCTTGATCTGCTTCGCGCGCGCAGTCCGGGCATTAAGATCATGGTGGCGCTGCAACAGAACACGCCCGAGGTCGCGCACAACGAACCGTATGACCCGACAGGCTGGGGCGGCGTGACCGCCGACAACGTGGCGTCGACTCTGCTGTTCGTTCAAGACATGGGCTTGCAAGGCGTCGTGATCGACTACGAGTGCCTATCGGCGAACATTAACAACGACCACCGTTGTCTGATCGACGCCACGACGGGCGCTGTCACTTGCTACACGGACTCCGAACAGCTGGCGACGATCAAGATATTCCGCGCCGGCATCCCGCGCCCGCTGCTGCTGTATCTCGACGGTGCGCACGTCGGCGCCTATGCGCAAGGCGCCTACGTCTACGCTCCACCTGTCGGGCAGAATGGCGGTTACAATATCTGCGTTGCGCACGACTCCGCCGCCCTCGCTGCGCTCGATGGCATTCACGCCATGACGTATGACGCCGGCAACACCTACGATCCGCGCATCGCCTTCCGTGCCTTCCGCGATCTGTTTCCCGGCATGCCGATCTGGCTCGGCCTTCGCGTTGGTCCGCCGCAATACGAAGGTGTCAAGCAGACTGCCGACGACATCCGCGATTTTTGCAATACCGTGATCCGGCTCGGTGGCAAGGGTGTGCACTGCTATTCGGGCATGTGGGACGTGGGCTACATCGGGCGATATGACGGCGCGCAGAACCTAGGGCCGTTTGGCAACTACAATGCCAAGTTTCCCGACGCCAACATTGCCGCCGCTGTCGTCGCCGACGTGTTCAAGCTGGGCACCGATCCAGTGCCCCCAGGATACGGCTACACCGGCCGGCACAATCAGCTGCGCGTTAACAACAGCCATCTGTTGCAGGGGCGCATGGGGCGCCCGATCGTCTAGGAGGATCGCCATGAAAGTCTATCCCGTGCCGGGCCGCGCCGTGCGCGATCCAATCAACATGCAGCTGCTACCAGAGGAAGGCCGCGAGGTCTCCGACAACGACCCGTTTTGGGTGCGCCGCTTGCGTGACGGTGACGTGACGACCGAGGCGCCGCCCCCGCCCGAACAACAGACGCGACGCATGGCCGGCAGGGAGGCTTAATCATGGGCATTAACTTTACCTACTATCCCGACAGCAACCGGGTTCCCGGTGTTTATGTCGAGATGGACCCGTCGCAGGCGAACACCGCGACGGTGCTGCAAAAGACTCTGTTGATCGGGCAGAAGACCGCCGCCGGTCAGGCAGTCGTCGACACGCCGGTCCTGGTCGAAAGTCTCGCGCAGGTGCTGATCCTTTGCGGGGCGGGATCGATGCTCGCACAGATGACGGAACGCTACCTGCAACGCGACACCTTCGGCGCGCTGTATATCCTGCCACTCGCCGACAACCCCGCCGCCGCCGCAGCGACCGGCACGATTACACTGACCGGAACCGCGACCGCCTCCGGGACGCTCAATATCTACATCGGCGGCATTCTCGTGCAGTCGGTCGTAAATGCCGGCGACATCGCGAACACCGCCGCAACCGCGCTCGCCGCCGCAATCAGCGCCAACAGCAATTTGGCAGTGACCGCCAGCGCTGCCGTGGCCGGCGTGATCACGTTGACCGCTAAGAACAAGGGGCTTGCGGCGAACGACACTCAGCTACAGCAAAACTACCAGGGCGCGGCCGGCGGCGAATATCCCGTGCCTGGGATCACTGTCGCCTTTGTCGCGATGGCGGGTGGCACTGCCAACCCGTTGCTGGCGAACGGGCTCGCTAACCTGTCGTCGCAACCGTTCGACTTTATCGGCCTGCCCTACAATGACACCGCGTCGCTTGACGCGATGAAAGCCTTCCTTGCGGACGACACCGGGCGGTGGTCCTGGCAGGAAATGATCTATGGCGGATGCTTCTCCGCCTTCCGTGGCACGCTCGGCGCGTGCACGTCGTTCGGTCTTGCGCGCAACGATCAGCATATGTCGGTAATGGCGTTCAACGGCATGCCTGATCCCGTGTGGATCGTGGTTGCCGAGATCACCGCGTCGTGCGCCGCGAGTCTGCGCGTCGATCCTGGTTTGCCGCTGCAATACATCAACACGACGTTGCAGGCGCCGCCGATCGCGCAGCGGTGGACACTCGGGGAGCGCAATACGCTGTTGTATGACGGCATGAGCACGACCCGCGTCGGCGACGACGGAACCGTGATCATCGAGCGCATGACGACGACCTACCAAAAGAACGCAGCGGGCGCGGTCGATGACTCATACCTCGACGTGGAAACCATGTTCGGGCTGATGTTCGTCGCGCGCGACCTGTCCAACTATCTGCTGACCCGCTACGCGCGCAAGAAGCTGGTCAGCGATACCACGATGATCCTGGCGGGCTCGAATTGCGTCAACGCGCCGATGATCCGCGCCTCGACGATCAGTGAATACCGCGCGCTAGAGGCTGCGGGCTATGTGCAGAACAGCGCGATATTTGCGCGCAGCCTTGTCGTCGAGAACGCCGGCAACGGGCTCGTTAAGATACTGGCGCCCGTCGATCTGGTGAACCAACTGCGGCAGATCGCGATCCTGTTGCAATTCAGAAAGTCCTAACATGAGCGCCGCCGAAGACTACCGCGAGCCGATCCTGCAATTCTTTGTATATGACCATCTGCGCGACGATCTGCGCGGCACGTCCGAACCGTTCGCCAAACTGGCGCACCTGATCGCGACGACACTGCCGCGCAACCCGGAACGCACCGTTGCCTTACGCAAATTGCTCGAGGCGAAGGATGCGGCGGTGCGCGCCAGACTCTACCAGTGAAGGGAGGAAGCAATGGCAGCTTGTGAACGTCTTGCCGGTATTACCGGCCTCACGATCGACGGCAACGCCTACATGGTCGTTTCCGATGTAACGTGGTCGCCCGCCAAGTGGAAACGTGAGACCTTGGTGGGCCTCGACACCGTGCACGGGTTCAGCGAGGTCCCGTTGCAAGGCTACATCGAGGCGACGTTGCGCGACAGCGGCGACATCACAATCGGCGACTTCAACGACATGCGGTGCGTCGAGGTTCTTGTGTCGCTTGCCAACGGCAAAGTCGTCGGCGGGTCGAACATGTGGAATACCGCCGCCTTGGAAGTCCGCGCCGCAGAAGGCACGTTCCAGGTGCGGTTCGACGGCATCGACGTGTCGGAGTCCTGAGCATGGACGCCATCTCTGGCGACGATCTCGCCTCGACCGACGACGAACCGATCGAGCGGACTCTCGATCTCGACATTGACGTGACGTTCCAAAAGAAACGGTTTACGTCATTGCACCTTGAGGAACCGACAGCGAAGCAGCTGGAACGCGCCGAACTCGAATTGAACAGCCCGACGCCAACCGCCTACATGATGCGCCGCTATCAGATCGCGTTGGTCGCCGCCGTCGCCAAGGTGCCGCGTGAGGTCGTGTTGGAACTCCGCCACAGCGAGTTAACGAGGGCCTTCGATTTTTTGTCCGGCTTGCTCGAACCTATCCAACCGGATGGCGCGACCTGATCGCCGACCTGACGCGGTTCTGGGGCTGGGGTCCGCACGACGCCTGGGGCCTCACCGGAACCGAATTGATCTGGTGGGCTGACCAGTCGCGTCGCATCGCTGAAAACGAACGCGAGCGCGCCGAACTCGCCGCCGCTCGGGCACGCTGATGGCCGGTTATTCCGTTACCTATTCCGTCGTCGACAATGCGACGAAGCAGATCGACGCGATCAACCGTCGCATCATGCAGGCGCGCGCGCCCATGGATCGCCTATCTCGATCCGTGTCGCGCTTCGTTGACGTGTCTGGCTTGCGCAAGGTCGCGCAAGGGTTCGACTGGATCGGCAAGGCGGCGGGGTCCGTGTTGCGCACCCTGACCGCAATCGTTCCCGTCATGGGCGCGATTACCGGCGCCGCCTCGATCGCCGGCATGGTGAAGCTGGTCAACAGCTACGCCGCATGGTCGCGCGAACTCGTGCAGAACGCCGACAACATCGGCACGACGACGCAACAGCTGCAACAATTCCAGGATGCAACCCGCCTCGCGGGCGGCGACGCTGGCGACATGACGGAGTCGCTAAAGGGCCTGCACAACACGCTGGGCAACATCAACGTCGGCACCGGCAACGCCGCCGCAGCGCTGCAATGGCTCAACCGCCTCGGCATCGACGCGCGCGACGCAGGCGGGCACATTCGCAGCACAACCGAACTTATGCCCGAGATGATCCAGCGGATTGCCGCCATGCGCGATCCGATCGACCGTGCGCGCGCCGCGAACGAATTGCTGGGCGCGTCGGGTGACAAGCTGATCGAGACATTCCGCCAGTCGTCGCAGACCTTCGCGCAGTGGTTTTCCGACGTGCACCGTTACCGCGATCTGACCGACGATCAAAAGCAGAGCCTGCAACAGTTTGGCGAAGCGCAAGGCCGCGTCGGCGTCGCGTTCGACCGTCTCGGGCAACAGGTGTCCGTCGTCCTGGCGCGCGACTTCGAGCCACTGCTGACCAAGTTTGCGCTTTTCGTCGAGAAGCACACACCGGAGATCGTCAAGGCCGTCGATGACATATCGCAGCGGTTCGTTGCGTGGCTGGGAAACGTCGACTGGTCGAAGGTCGAGAACGGGATCGGCGACCTGATCGACAGCCTCAAATGGGTGATCAACAACCTCGACACGATCAAGACCGCCGCCGAAGTGATCGCCGCGCTGTTCATCGTCAAATGGGGCGTGGGTGTCGTCAAGGCGATCGGTGCCGTCACGACTGCGATAGGATCAGCGGGCGGTGCGGGTGCCGCCGGGGGCGTCGGTCTCGTGGGTGCGCTTAATGTCGTGGCCTTCGCTGCCGCCGCTGTCGCGGGCGTCTACGCCGGCAACAAGGCGGGGCAGCGCGACATCGCCGACAAGGCCAAGGCGATGGGTTTCGACGAAGTGCCGGGCGGTGCGTTCGGCATGCCGTCGTTCCGCAACCCGACAACCGGCGAGTCGATGTCCTACGAGGACATGATGAAACGACAGGGCCGTCCTGCAGGTGGCGGCGGCTGGATCGAGAAGGGCTTGGGCGCCGCGTGGGACCGGATCACGAAAGGCCCCGAGGCGATCCGACAACAGGGCGCGCCCCTGACCGGGCTCGCCGCGACACCGTTCGGCGGACTGATCGCGCGGGGCGAGGGCGGGTATTCATCCGTCAACCGGGGTGCCGCCGGGGGCTACCGCGCCGGCACCGAGGACCTTGCCAGCAAGACCGTCGGCGAAGTCATGGCCGACCAAGCGGCCGGACGATACAACGCCGCCGGCCGATACCAGATCATCGCGCCGACATTGAAGACCGCCGCCGCGTCGATGGGCCTCAAAGGCGACGAAAAATTTACGCCCGAGTTGCAGGATCGCATTTTCGGCGAATACCTCGCCGGGGCGAAGCGGCCGGCGATCGCCGACTACCTATCGGGCCGCAGCAACGACCTTGCCGCCGCGCAGCTGGCAGCCGCGCAAGAATGGGCCTCGGTCGCTGATCCGCGCACGGGCGCCAGCTACTACGCGGGCGTCGGCAACAACCGCGCGTCGATCTCGGCGAGCGAGATGGCCGACGCGCTGAAAGCCACGCGCGACAAGATGACCGCAACGGCGCCAGCTCCACCCGTCGCCGCCGCGCCCGCTGTCGCCGCCGCCCCGCCCGTCGCGGTGGGTGCACCCGCGCCCGTCAACGGCTCGGTCGATGTCTCGATCACACACAACAACCCGCCGCCGAATTCGTCTGTTACCGCGTCGGGGACCGGCAACGTCAACGTCGCACCTGTCCGCGTCGAATATCAGGACATGCAACAGCCATGAGCGGCGCCCTCGGCAACGTCAACCGCAGCGCGCAGACCGCTGGCGCGGTGGTGAACGACGTTGCCCGCCTGGGGCAGACATTCACACCCGCCGAACGCGTCGACCCCTCTGGCGCATCCTGGGGCGCTGGCGCGTGGTGGCAACAGCTGCAACCCGGATCGTGGCGCGGCGTGGGCTTCGTTCTCGACGCGGGTGACACAGCTGCCGGCCGACGCGTCGCGTTGCACGAATACCCCTACCGCGACGACGTGTGGGTCGAGGACCTGGGCCGCTTGCCGCGCCGGTTCAGTGTGCAGGCGTTCCTTGTCGGCGACGACGTGTATCAGCAACGCGACGCCATGCTGACCGCGTGCGAACAGCCGGGGCCTGGAACGCTGGTGCACCCGACGCTGGGGACGGTTCAATGCGTCCTGATCGAGCCCGTGCAATGCACCGATCGCCGCGAGCGGGGCCGCGTCGTCGAGGTGCAGTTTTCGTTCGTCGTCGCGGGTGACGTTCAGTATCCGGCGACCGCCACCGCGACCGGGCAGAACGTGACCGCCGCCGCGTCCGCCCTCAACACCGCCTCGGCCGGCGACCTGGGGGCCACGCTCGCCCGCGTCGGATCGCCCGTGCCGCAGGCTGTCGCCGCCGTCGCCGGCTTCACGTCGCTGGCGTCCGCCGCCGTCAACGACGCTGCCCGCGTATTTGGGTGCGTGCGGGGGCTGGCAGGCTACTGGGGGCGGTTCAGCGCCGGCAGCCGCGCAACACTCCTGCCCGCGACAGCGACCGTCCAGACGGCTCTAGCGGCGACCACGACGGCCAGGACTCTCGTGACCTCGACCGCCGCCCTGGTGAACCAGCTGGCGCACCTGCCATGAGCGCCGAGTCTGACGCGTTCGCCGCTGTCGGCGTCGATCTGTGCGACGCGCTCGCCGCCGCCGCGATCGATCCGGCCGACCGGATCAGGCTGTTGCTGCCGCTCGCCGGGTGGGTGCCGCCCGTGATCCCTGGGGCCGGGCCCCTGGCGATCGACGCACGCGCCGCGCAGGACGCCATCGCCTCGACCTTGCGCTGTGCCGCCTGCGCGGCCCTGGCTGGGGCGGCACAGGCTTACCAGCCGATCAGCTACCAGGACGCGGCGGCAGTCCGCGCCGCTGTGTGCGGTGCCCTCGACGCCGAGGCGACCCGTTCCGCCGACGCCGGCCGCGACGCGACATACACCGCCTTGCGCGCGCTGCGCGCTGCGGTCGCCCTCGACCTGGGGGTGCGGGGTGCCAACCTTGCCGCGCTGGTCGAGATCGACACCCGCCAGCCCATGCCGTCGCTGGCGGAGGCGTGGACACTCTACCAGGACACGACGCGCGAACCGCAGCTGGTCGCGTCCGCGCAACCGCCGTGCCCGCTGTTCCTCCCGCTGTCGTTCGCCGCGCTGGCCACATGAGCGACGCGCATGGCGTGCCGCCGCATGGCCCGCCGCCCGGTTCGACCGATCGGTTGACCCTGACGGTGGGCAAGGTGTCGTTGACCGGGTGGCAGCGTGTGACCGTCACGCGCCCGCTTGCCGCAATCCCTGCGTCGTTCTCGATCGAGGCCACGGAAAAATATCCGAACGCCGCAGACATCGATCTGCAACCCGGCCAGCCGTGCACAGTGACCATCGGCGGTGATCTCGTGTTGACGGGCTACGTCGATCGCTACACGTCGTCGATCAGCGGCGGGAACCACACGATCAGCATCGCCGGCCGCAGCAAGAGCGAGGATCTGGTGGATTGCTCCGCCCTTGTCCCGAACACCGCCGCCGGCAGTCCAAGCACGCCGGGAATGCAGATCGTTAACGGCACGACCCTCGACATCGCTCGCAAGCTGGCCGCGCCCTACGGCGTGACAGTGCAATCGACGGCCGGCGACGGCATTCAGGTGCCGCAATTCAACATCAACCTGGGCGAGACCGTGTGGGAGATCATCGACCGGATCACGCGGTATTCCGAAATGCTCGCCTATGACATGCCCGACGGTTCGCTGATGCTCGCGAAGGTGGGCACGGAGTCGATGGCGTCGGGGTTCAATGTCGGCGAGAACGTCGAGTCCGCAAGCGTGTCGATGTCGATGGACCAGCGATACCAGGAATACGAAGGCCACCTGATCTCGACGATGGCGCTTGGCACCGACGCGGGCATTAACATGCCGACGATCGGGCAGATCGTGCGGGACGACGAAGTGCCACGCTTCCGCAAGCTATACGTGATCAGCGAGCAATTCGTTCTCGGCCTGCCACTCGCCGGCAAGCGTGCGATCTGGGAGAAAAACCGCCGCTGGGGCCAGTCGTTCAATTTTACCGTGACGTGTGACAGCTGGCGCGACGCTGCCGGCAAGCTGTGGGCGCCGAACATGCTCGCCCCGATCGTCGCGCCGCAGCTGAAACTCTCGCAACGCAGCTGGCTAATCGGGACCGTCACCTACACGCGCGACGAACACGGCCAGCATGCGACCCTTGGGCTCTGGCCCCCGGAGGCGTTCAGCATCGAGCCGACATCGCCGAATGTGCTGGTTACGCAAGACGACGTGAACCGCAACAACCCGACGAAACCGAACGCCGACATACAACAGCCATGAGCGCACTGGATCGCCTGTATCGCCGCGTTCAGATGGCCGTTGCAGCGGTCAAAATTACCGCGACCGACGACAGCGGCTCCGTGCATCGCGCGCAGGTGCGCGGGTTCCCGCCCGAGACGATCGACAACATGGCGGTGTTGCAGATTTACGGGCTCGCGTCGCACGCCATGCCGGGCACCGATGCTGTCGCGCTGTTCGCCAGCGGTGATCGCTCGAACGGGGTGATCATCGCCACCGGCAACCAGCAATTCCGCCTTCGCCATCTGAAACCGGGGGAGGTCGCTCTTTACACTGACGAAGGCGACAAGCTGGTATTCGAGCGCGGCAGGCTGGTCGAGATCGTGTCGGGTGCCGAGTTGCGGATCACGGTGCCACTGGTGACGATCAACGCCTCGACCAAG